CCATAATTATACCTTCTTCGCTATTTTTTTACCAGCTATTTTAATCTGAATAGTTTCTGGTAGGTTTCCAAGATTTTTAAATTTTTTCTTAACTGATGTGTTAGACATATTAGAACCACCGCCCATTTTTCTACCACTTTTAGTACCATCTTTGTATCCCATTCTTCCACCGTCAGCTTTTTTTTCATACTTGTCGTGAATAGATGAAGCTTGTTTAGTAAATTTCTTTTTTATTTTTGAACTTGCTGTGTCTGATGATTTTAAATGTTTATCGACACCTGCTACAATAGAATCTTGGTCTGCTCTTCTTTTAGCTAAATTTTTTGAAAGAGTTACTGATGAAATAGTTGGTGAAGTTTTAGATCCACTAACTAAATTTTTAATAAAATTTACTGTTTTTACATATCTGGACATTATTTTTTTACTCCGTTTTTAAATATTTGTGTACCCTTTATACCATAAATACTCGCTACTACAAGGATCCATAAATTAGTAAACCATTTTGGTAGCTCCGAGAACATCTCAAAAAACAGTTTTACCTTGTCCATAGCGGTTGGATCGTCACTTACGACTGCCCAAGCCAGGATTGCTATTGGCAAACTTAGAATTATTAAAACTGCCTCGTCCTTCCAATCTGATTGACGTGCTTCTAATAGTTTTCCTTGGTAAGCTTCAGTTCCCGCAGCCATTTTTGATGCATGCATCAACTGAGCGTCTGACATTGCCATTTTCGTTCTCTGCTTGTTAGCATAAATCTTACTACCAGCAGAAACGGCTAATTTAATTGCCGAAAACCACATGTTAGTACCAAGTAGCCGGTTTCTTTTTATTAGCTAGCATTCTTCTTTGTCCACCAACTTTTTCTTTGTCTCCAGCTGGAAGATAATTGAAAGCACCATTAGCACTAGTCTTAGATCTTGGATCTATTTCTACATTTTGTGCAGGAATTGCTATTTGTTTTGCTTTTTTATAGTTCATCATAGTTTTTTACCTTTGTTAACTTAATATACCATTATTAATTGTCAAGAACAGACATTTCTTTTACGCCAGCTTTAGCTAAACTAGTATTAGCACGTAATTCTGCTAATTCTTCGTTCTGATCCATCTTATCTTCAGATAATTCTCTTGCTTGCATCAATTTTGCTCTATCAAAATCAGCTTTTGTTTCATCTGCTTCTTTTTTTCGTTCATTTTCCATTGCTCTTAAATCAACTTCACGTGATTTTAATTTTAATAGTGGATCTGAGTCCATTTGTGAAGTAATTTTGTTTTCTTCTTTCATAAATTCTTCAGTCATCTCAGCAATCAAGACAGCTTTTCTTCCTTCGACTTGATTATTTAACATTTGTAACTGTTGTTGAATTTGTGGATCCATCGCAGCCATTTGTTGCATTTGTTGCATCTGCATCATTTGCTCTCTGAACTCTAATTGAACTTGTTCTTGAGCCATGATTGAAATGTGCTCTAATATATTTTTTTGAATGGCAGCCATGATGTTAGGGTTATTTTTAACCATGTTAACAGACATAAAATTTAAGTGTGCAGTGATGTGTGCTCTGTGATCTTGACCAGGGAAAGCTTGAAAAGGTTTTCCACCCATTGCATTTATATGTTCCATACTTGGATCCATTGGTGCAGTAGGTGCCGGTGGAGGTAAAACCGAATCAACATCTTTTACTCCAATCGCATTATACATGTTTCGGTATATTTGATACATGTTATGAAGTTGAGGATTTGATGTTGCTATTTGTAATTGTGTTTGAGCTAAAGTTATTCTCTGACTCATTGAAAATATATTAGGATCAGCAACTGGTACGACATCTATTCTATCATCAAAGTCAGTTTGCTTAATATTTCTTGCACCACCGACAACATCATATGGATATTCTGGTGGTAGGTATTGTGAAACTATTTTAGATAATAATTTAAATTCATTCTTCATTGCTGCGTAACATCTTTTATGAATAGCACTCATGACCCTTGAACCACGTTCTAATAACGCAACTGTAGTTCCAACTGCAGCGCCTTGGTTTCCATCGCCCACTTGCATATCAGCAATAGCCGCGAACCTTTGACCTGCACTAACTACGACACCCATTAATTGTAATAATGTTTGAGACGGTTCTTTGTAAGGTAGAGGAAAGAATGCATCTCTTAAATTTCCACCTGGTGCATCTACATCTTTAAATTCACCTGGTTGTATTGGTGATGCTTCATCTCTTACTCTAACTCCTCGTTGTTTAAATCCTGCTGGTAAATTTGATAATGTACCCGCGTCCAATAATTGACGTAGAGCCGACGTTGCCGTTCTACTTAGTCCACCAATCATATGAATTAATCCAAAGCCATAAAATCCTAATCCTGGTAAAAATTTAAAATGAACAAAATATTGAATTTTAGTTTTCTTTAAATCATCGGGCGCATAGTTTCGTCTAATAGCTAAAACTTTTCTACTACCTTCATCTACTGTAACGAGATAAGGTAATTTTATTCCTGTGGGCTCACCATCTTCTCCGACATCTTCAAAACCTTCTAAGTCTAAATTAACATGACATTCAAGTAATGTATAAATAGGTTCGTTCTTACCTGTTTTTTTAGTTCCTTCTAATTCACGTTCTTTTTTAGATAGTTCTCCATTGGTTTCTGTACCTGGAGGACCTAACTCAACGTCACTGTAAAAGCCACTAACTTGTTGTTTTCTTAATTCGTTTTCTGAAACTTTCACGGTATGAATAACTGCTTCCGCATCATCTAATGAGGTAGCTGTGTACGGAACAATTAGTTCATCCGCTGGTACAAACTTCGATACCACTCTTCCAAGTGGTACGTCGTAGTAAATTTTTTTAAATGTAGAACCTGCAAGTGGTAAATGAAATAACATAGAATCAAATTCAGATTCATATTCTTTCATTGTATCCATGATTAAATAATTCATATAATCTTTGACACGGTTTGCTTGTTGTTCTGTTTGTGGATTCTTGATACCAATTACTTGTGTTCTTACGGGTCCATCGCTAGGTAATAATTCTTTGTAAGCTTGAGCTTGAAACTGTGTAACTGCTTCTGCTAGAACTGGGTGAGTTGCACCACTAGCTCCTTGAAAAGGTTCTGTTCTGTTTTCGTATTTAAATCCTAAAAGATCAAGACCACTTGTGTAAGCGCTTTCCCATTCTTTTCTTGATGACTTGTAATCCATGTAGTTTTGAACCATTTCAAAACCAACTGGTTCAACAACATCTTCTGGTAAAATATCTGCTAGGTTATCAAAGTGTGCTTCTGTGCCCGGTGTATTAATTGCACCTGGATCATAGTCTATTGTTGCTCCGCCATCCTCTTCAGGGATAACTTCAACTGGTCCTTTTAATTCTTCTACGTCTTCGTCTTGAAGAGCAACTTCTTGCAATTCTTCTTCTGAAGGAATCTCAATCTGAGATCGTGTGTTAGGGAGTCCCTTATCTATATCTGCCATATTTTTTCTCCTGTATGGGTTTATCTTGTTTCTTCTCTTTAATCAACCCTTTAGGGTCTGGTCCTTTAAGTGGAGGGATACTCTCCCATTTAACATGTTTCATGTTTTTTACAAGTGTTGGATTATCTTTAGTCATTATATTTTTTCATTAAATTAGCTAAGCCTCCTGATGCTAAGGGCTCTCCTCCAAAAGTTCCTTGTGTTCCGTACACTTGTTCTTTCCCATATACACTTGGACCTTTAGTCATAAAATCATCTTTTAATTTTTGTTTTTCATCTAGATAAATTTGTGGGTCTAAATTTTCACCACTTCTTACATTTTCTCTATTGATATAATCTGTTAACTCATTATCTGTTACCCTCATAAAATCTCTAGGTACTGGGGGTAGCATATTTAAATTTAATTGCATTTGAGTTTTTTCAGGTGCCGCTAATGTTTCTATATCATCAAGATTATTTGATGAATTTCCATATTTTCTTTTTATTGTTGAAATCAAAGAATTAGCTGAACTTGCATCATAGGCCTCTTCTTGTTTTCTTTCAGCATACAGCTGTTCTGCTTCTGATATTTTAAATTTATTATCTAAATCATTCTTTGCTTGTGAAAGTAAATTTTCAGTATTATTAACATCACCACTTAGATCTCCTATGTAACTAAACTCTCCACCATCTGATAAGTTTTCAAAACTTGATTTTTGTTCTTCTAGACTTTTTATCTTTGCTAATTGATTTTTATAATCAATAGTTCTTCCTACAAGCTCACCTGTAGTATCACCAAATACTCTTGAAACCTTACTCATCTCTGCAATTTTAGTTTGATCTCCAGGTAATAAATAATCGGTTGCTCTTAGTCCCGCTTCTTTAAAAGTATCTCCCATACCGACTCTTATTAATGAATCTGCAGTAGCGTATAATGCTTCTGGTATAATACCAATTCTCATGATATTTTTTCCAAGAGTACCTGCTCTTTTTAAAACTTGAGCGAAGTCATCAGCTTTATCTATGGGAACTTTACCGGAGTTTATAACTGCCGTTCCTGATTTATAACAATCATCCATGTTAGGGGTTCCTGTTGCAAGACCTATACGTCCGCCATCTGCTTTCTTACCATTAAACACGGAACACGCTCCTCCACCTAACGCGGCTACATATCTTTTAAGATCTGCCATTTTAAATTTATTACCTTTAAAATCTACGCCTGTTTCTAAAGCATTTACTA